TTTAAGATGATTAGTGATATTTTTGCAAATCATCCATGGGTTATTAAAACCGTTCCAGTTGAGCAGAGAGCTAAATATATATACGAAATGCTCAGTGTTCCTGGTTCCATATATCTCACCTCTGATTACACATCATTTGAAGCCCATTTTGTAGAATGGCTTATGGAGATAGAACGTTCTTTTTATCTCTACATGATGCAGTACAGTCCCGACATCTTAGTGTTTCACGAATATCTAAGGTGGTTGGGCGGCGAGTCTTTTAATGTTTGCCGTATGCGTGGGTTTGGTGTGCTGTATCTTGCCGCCACTCGCATGTCAGGGGAGATGAATACTTCTCTGGGCAATACTTTTCATAATATGATGGTTTTACGTTTTATGGGTTGGCTCAACGATTGTGTTGTGAAAGGACTCACTGAAGGCGATGACGGAATTAGCACCTTTTATCCGCCAGAACGAACGCCCACTGAGGCCCAGTTTGGCCGTTTCGGTTGGACTGTTAAACTCATACCATTCCATCATATCGGTGATGCTTCCTTTTGTGGCAATGTTTTTAGTGAAGACAATTTTGTTGTGGTCACAGACCCCATTAAAGTCTTGCTTAATTTGGGTTGGGCTGGTAAGAAATACTTGGGGGCTAAGACCCCGTTTCTTAACGGCATCCTCAAATGCAAGGCCATGTCCGCTGCATGTCAGTACAGAGGTGTCCCGATCATTTGGGCTGCCTCCTGCCGCATTTTGGAGTTGTTGGAAGGTGTAACAATCCCTAGTAGTTTTATCGATGCTATGGATAGTTACCACAAGGAGCAAACTCGTCGCTGGTTGAACACCAAGATTGTACATGAGGTTCCCCAACCTGAGACTAGGTCTCTTGTGGAACGTCTGTACGGTTATTCTATTGAATCCCAGCTTGAACTTGAGACTGAGCTCCTCAATATGCCTTGCATCCAACCCATCACTATCCCCGACCATCTAATTCGACAGGAATGGCGGGATGCCACAAAGTTCTTTTGTGACGAAATTAAACCAATTGTGTATGAAGATCGCGAAGGTAGAGACCGTTGTTGGCAGTCAATCTTTGAAGCAGCTGAGAATAGTGAGCGCACCTTAAAAAGTGTCCTCAAGTTCCATGCTTCGTACGAGGCCTCATGGCTTTAAAGATGTCACTAACACGTGTCACTAGAGCAGAGCGGGTCTTAGACAACGCTGTGTCTTTCGGTCAATTGACCTCTTCCGGTAAGGATTTCCTTACCGCTGCGCTTGATCCTTTCCATGATACACAATTGAAAGATCTGCAAGGATGGCCGGACTTGGAAACAAGTGCGTCTGTCGTTCGTTTGATAAAACAAACTGCGTCCATTAGTGTCCCCAGTACTGTTACAGGTAACTGGGATCTATATGTTGACCTTTGGCCGTGGTTGAACAGCCTTCCGATGCTGTCAACCGCCGCTGGCGGAGGCTCCCGTGTTAATAATGTAGCCACAATTGATTTATCTCAATCCGCCCTTTCAACCAATTTGGGAGGTCTCACATTCTTTGCCGCACCAGCTGGCACACCCGTCGATTACGGCAGGACGTCCCAGTTTATTGATTCCCTCACCCTTGACGATTCTTTCGCTAAGGGTGCCCAGCGGATAGTAGGCATAGGGTTTGAGGTTGTCAACACCACTGCAGAAATATACAGACAGGGCCAGGCCCTTGTATATCGTCAGTCCAACGGGAGTAACATTCCGACGGATTTCACCACCGTG